ATATGCGGTCTATAAACAAAAATGCTGCCAACCTTGCAAAGCCCGGTGTACAGAATATTGAGCTCAGGTTTGCCAGGGATACGGTCAGTGCAGACGGTCAGACGATACCTGAAGGGGCCAAGATATTCATATCCGGTATCAATAAGAAATACGACCCCGGAAAGGTTGAGCCTCCTACAACTATGGACGGCAGCATCGATTATGAGGTCATCAGGTATCGTCAGGTAATCAACGGCGTTGAGACGTTGCTGATTGACAAGAGGAATTACATATACAAAATCAACGGCGTCGATTACATGCAAAAAGTAAGGCAGGCTCTCGGATAAGAGCCGGAAAAGCAAATTTTGATATAGGGCGGCCCATAGTGGCCGCCTTATTATTGAGGAGGGAATCTTTGTGGAAGTTTTCAAGCTCACGAAACCCATAATGGTCAACGGTGAAGAGGTGAAAGAACTGCCGTATGACTTTGAAAACATGTCGGCAAAGGACAAAATCGATGTCGGTAAGGAAATGAAAGCAGCCGGTGTTCCGATGTCAGTTGCAGAAATCGATTCGGACTATCATTTCTATCTTTTCGCAAAAGCTGTCAGTAAAGCAAATGCTGCCATAACAACCGCAGACGTGATGCGCATGAGCGCAAAGGATGCTGACAGGGCGGCTGCATTGGCGAGAAATTTTTTCTATCTCAATTCGGAGGAATAATACCGGACCAGACAATAAAGAGGATAATCGCAAGGATAAATCTTGTGACGTCCACATCGGCAGAATGGTGCTATAACCAACCGCTTGCAGATCTTATCGATTATTTCAATATTTTATGCGAAGAAGAAAGAGCCATGAGAAAGGAGGCGGCTTCCGGTGGCAAGTAAAAAAGAGCTTAAGGCATTGATCACACTCGCCGGCAAAGTGGATCCTTCACTGCAGTCAGCTTTGCTCAAGGCGTCAGCAGAAGCGTCCAAAACATCAAGCAAACTCTCGAAAATCGGAAGCTTTGCCGCCAATGGACTGAAAGCAGCAGGAAAAGCAGCAGTCGCGGTTGGAAGCGCTGTGGCTGCAGGTATCGGGGCAGGAGTTACTGCGCTTGGTGGATTGGCTATGTCTGCAGCTGAAAGTGCAGATACGCTATTAACTTTGAAAGATAAGACCGGCTTATCTGTTGAAGAATTGCAGCGATTGCAATATATAACCGGACAACTCGGAGCGAATTTTAACGCCATACCCCAGGCTATTAGCATCATGACGAAGTACATGGATACAGCACGCAAGGGAAGTAAAGAAGCACAGGCAGCATTTCAGGCCCTGGGGATACAAATAACCGACAGCACAGGAAAACTCCGCCCCCAGTCACAAGTGTTCCAGGAAGCAATCATACAATTGTCAAAAATCGAGAGTGAGGCCGATAGAAATGCGTTGGCCTTCAAGCTGTTCGGCCGTGGAGCTGCAGATTTGTTCCCGATACTTAATGCCGGTACCGAAGAAATCAAAAAACTTGTTGCAGAAGCGGACACTCTTGGACTGGTATTGTCTGAGGATACATTACAGGGTCTCGATAATCTTGGCGACACAATAGATAAAATCAAAATGTCGGCTAAAGGACTTGGCAACCGCCTTATCGCTGAGTTGATTCCGAAGGTACAGCCGATACTTGATTCGCTGGTCGAGAAAATACCGGCCATTACATCTATAATATCAGGTATTGGCGGAGAATTCCTCGGAGGAATAGCCGATATATTGCCGCAAATACTGGATATGGCCTCACAACTGGTGCCGGTAATAACACCTGTGCTGCAAGCAATAAGCAAAACGCTGGGACCGATGCTGATCGATTTACTGCAGCAGGCATTACCTATCATAATGGATGTTGCACAGACGGCAATTCCATTGCTGAATGATGCTTTTGCAATAATTATGTCTCTCATTCAGCCGATATTGGCGGATCTGTTGCAACTGGTACGCCAGATCCTGCCAGTGGCAGCCCAGTTGATTAAAATAATCTTTGCTGTAATCAAGCCCTTCATCCCGGTATTGGGTGCGCTGACGGAAAGCTTACTTCCCCCAATAGTTCAAATATTGGAGGCGCTCATGCCGCTGCTTGATGCCTTAACGCCGATTATACAGTTCTTGTCGGAAGTAATTGCATACAGCCTGGGTTCGGCAATACAAGGAATTACTCCGATAATCCAGTTGATTACTGATAGGATAACGTATTTTGTCGGGATCCTATCGGAAGTACTGAATTTTATAATCAATGTTTTTACCGGGAACTGGAGTGCGGCATGGGAAAACATCAAGAACATCTTCAAATCTACCTGGGAGAGCATCGTCAATGTGCTAAAAGGCCTTATCAATGCCGCAATTGGAGCGCTTAACACCTTTTTTAAGGGGATCAACAAGGTTACGGGCGTTATAGGCAAGGTTGTCGGAGTTGACCTGCAGATCCCGGAGATACCGAAACTGGCAAAAGGCGGGTTTACAACAGGTCCATCGATTGCTGGCGAAGCAGGTCCTGAAGCGGTGATACCTATCCAGCGCACACCGAGAAGCCTCAGTCTGCTCAATCAGACAGCCAGGATGATAGGCGCTGCTCCGGCGGGTGGAACGGTGAACATCACATATTCGCCAGTTATATATGGCGGAAACAGGGCAGAAATAGAACCACTGCTGGAAAAGCATAAGGAAGAATTACTGATAATGATTGAAGACCTTATGGAGGAGAAGGTGAGGGTTGCATATGGCTACTGAGTATTTTGAGTACACGACTATGCAGGGCGACACTTTTGATATGCTGGCACTGGATGCTTACAACGATGAAACCAAGGCACATTTAATAATTCAGGCGAACCCTCAGTATGCCAATGTAATTATTTTTGACGCCGATATAAAACTCCGGATCCCCATCATCGACCAGGAAGCCGCTGCAACCCTCCCGCCCTGGAAGAGGTGAAGCTCATGCAGATCATATACGAAGGAAGGGACATAACCGGCGCTGTAGAGGTCAAGAAAGCTGACATTACCGATAATGCTGGTGGCGTTGCCGACAGCCTCGAGTTGTGGTTTGATGATACGAAAGGTTTCTGGAGCCAGTGGAAACCTGAAAAGAACCATAAGGTGCGCATTAAAGAGGCAGGCTTTGATTCTGGTCTGATGTACATTGACGAGTTGGAGCAAAAGCGCGGGTTTTTTCTTGTCCGCGCTTTATCTATCCCACAGGAGGCGAAAACGGACCGCATAAAAGCCTGGGAAGCAGTGAGGTTTATGGAGATAGCTACAGAGATTGCAAACAGATATGGGTTTAATCTCCAGGTCTATGGTGTCCAAAATCATTTGTATGAACGTGTGGACCAGTGTGAGCAGGCAGACTTCGCATTCCTCGCGTGGAGGTGCACATTGGAAGGGTATTCGCTGAAGGTCACTGACGGAAAGGCTGTGATCTACGATGAACGGTACATGGAATTTCAACCGGCAGCAAAGACGATAAATGCTGATCAATTTGATGGTGACTATACCTTCCGGATCAAGTCAACCGGGATATTCGGTTCGTGCAGGGTATCATATGGCGACATCGTGTATGAGTTCAGACCTGAAAGGGTATCAGGTCCCATTTTGAAATACACTGGCATCTATGTATCGAGCCAGGGTGAAGCTGAGAGGTTTGCAAAAAACCTTCTGCGATCCAGAAACAAATTCGAATGTTCAGGGTATGTCACAATCGAATTGGCCACTGATCTTGCTGCAGGGAATACGGTGCAGATACGTGGAGTAGGTCTTGCAGACGGCAAATATTACTGTGAACAAGTGATCCATAAGCTAGTAGACAAAAAGACACTCTTGCGGCTCCGTAAGCCATTGGAGGGATACTGATGGTATTGAGAGGCAAAGTATCCAGTGTGGAGCAGGAAGGAGTCAGGGTGGTGTTCCCGGACAAAGATAATACGGTTTCTCCTCCCCTCAAAACGGCTGCACATATTGACAGCCTCCAAATAGGTGAAAATGTCGTGGTGGTATTTTTTACAGCCAGCATGAAGGATGGATTGATTATAGCGAAATTCTAGGCGGTGATGATCATGCCTATAGCTGTTTTTGGCACAAAAGCATTCGAGGTTACCCAAAACAGGATTTATACATTCGAGAATATTCAGTATGGATCTACGCTATCAACACAAAAGCAGGATTCATCGGGCAAAAAACCGTCGACTTACAACAAAGGTCCAGGACTTAATACTCTGTCTATAAGCATCAAGCTTGACGTTTCCCTGGGGGTCAATCCCCGCAAAGAAATCGAGGAGTGGGAAGCAATCAAGGATGCCGGCATTGCTTATCCTTTTTTGCTGGGCGGCCGGCCGCTGGGTAAAAACAAGTGGCTCCTGGTGAGCGTACAGGCTATCATGTTAGTGATAGACAACAGCGGCAATGTGCTTTCGGCTGAACTC